TTCTCTTGGTTTATCAACTATCGAAGTTAACAATGTATCGAGAGTTACCTTCTTTTCTTCAATCCAATTAAGAATATCTACCCCTTGAGAATCTGGTAAATGATTCCACAAAGGAGAATCTGGATAGGCATAAAGCCATTTTGCATCGGGGAAATCTTGATAAATTTTCTGGCAGTGAGCCACTCCCCCTTTGTCGCGATCAGGGCATAAAATCAGATTTGCTCCCTTTAAAGCTTCTGTGTGGGACGGTTGCCATTTTTTTGATCCGCCTATATTGCAAGTGGCAACCAGCCCAAACGACTCAAGCCTTTCTACCTTAGTCTCGCCTTCTACTACAAATATCTGGGTCCCTTCTTTAATAGCCTTTTCTAGGCGGTTCTGACGATAAAGAGGTATATCTTTGTACTCAATATCACCTATGCCCCATTTCCAATTTTCACCATTATCTGTAGAATGTTGCTGCTTAATATCCTTTTTCCAGATTCCATCTTCTTGATAGTCCTTCCGGTACACGCGGATTCTCACCCCACTAGCAAGGGGAGGATAAAGAAAATATTGGATTTTTTCTTTTTTATAGCCAGAAAACTTGACTTCTTTCTTAAAATAGTAGATTGGCTTGCCCTGACTATCTAATTTAGAAGATTTTTCCCATCCCGGTGCGGGTTCGTGATCTCGATTGCAGACCGAGAGTAAATTGCCGTCTTCAGATTTGTACATATAGCACCAATCAGGCTTGCCACAGTGGGGACAAGGATTGTTTTGGTCGATCTTGACACGGTTAGAGCTTTGTGGTATCATAGTTTCTATATGAAAAGTGTTTAGTTACACGACCCGCCTCCGAGCGGGTTTTTTGTTGGGTGGATAAGATGGATTAGGACAAATCAAGGTATCTACTATCCTAGCAGAATGTTCTTGATCAGTAAATACTACACTTGCACTACACCTGCAAATCCTTGTTACGCTTAGGTTTTAGGTTATGCAAAGAGTTGTAAAAGGCATCTTCGCCCTCTTTTCTGGCAATGAGTTCGTTCTCAATGGGCATAAAAAGGTAATACTTTAGCGCAATTTCAAATGCCTCTTGAGTTTTTAGTCCTAAAATCTCTGATCTTTGGCACATCTCGTCCCATAGTTCTTTCTTAACCCGGATTGACACAACTTTTATTGGAGCATCTTGATTGGCAGACATGGCTTAATTTACAGAATTTTCTATATTGTATCATAAAAGTCGAGATTGCCTGTAAGTTTTTTGTAAGTTTTTTGCAAGGTAGTGTAAGATAAGGGTATCTTATCAAAATACACTTTTATGGCTACACCAAGATTTAACAGCGACGGGACACCCCGCAAACGAGTAAAGTCCTCGGCCTTGACAGAAAAAGGGATAAGCAAAATGTCCGACACTATTAAGGCAAAAAGGATGGGGCTAGGTATGACCCAAGCCGAATTTACTGAGTGGATACTAAAAGAAGGCCGGCGATTGGGATTACCTGGCACAGAATTTTCTGGGGGAGCGGTTCAAAACTGGGAGCTAAAAAATATCGCTAGTTGCCCTGATCTAGGGAATATGCGATTACTAGCTGCTGTATTTGGCCTTGATACAGATTCTTTTGTGAATTATCTTAATGGCGACTGGCCAACAATTCAGGATTTTCTAAAAGATACAATCAATCAAAAAAAGGATTGTGTTAAAAATCCTAATTTAGTTCCCGAACTTTTTCAGGAAGCTGATCCTCAAATTAAAGCAAAGCTTGTAATTAAAGAAGTTGAGTCTCTTTACTCAAAGCTAGATGAGTTACAGAAGATGATTAAAGAGATCGATCTAGAAGATGTGAAAGCTTTTCTGTGTTCTGCCCCAAAAGATTTACAGAAAGAGGTTTACCAATATTTACAGGAGAAACTAATCGGAGCATAACAGAAAAGAACAGAGGGTTAACCCTCTGTTCTTTATTTGAGATTTATTGAAACATATCATTTGTTGCTTGATATGTTCCAACTGGAGTAAATCCTTCTTTATCTTTTCGGTTAATTCCATAGTCACTTAAGTACGGACCGTAAAGGGGAATACTTTCTAAATGTCTATAATAATCCTTTAAGCTCCATCGGCTGCCATCAGAAAATACATAAACTGTATATCCGTAAACTATTTCAATTTTTTCTAGACTCCCAAGTATTCTTTTTGAATGAACACTTCTAAAAATCTTTTTTTCTACCTGTTTTTTTTCTTGTTCTATTTTTTCTGGACTCAGTTGTACAGGGTCAGGACAAGTCCACTCTATTTCACGAGCAGGACAATCAGGCAGACAGACGAAACTCGTAGATTCGGGGTTGAGTGCATTCTTTTGGTTCATTGTTTTTCCAGTTTAGATAGCAGGGTTTCAATGACATGAAATGTGGTTCCGCACCAACTTTTCATGCTACCATTAAGTCTATAGGAATAGTAGAGGCTTGTAAGCATTTGCTCAAAAATATCTTCTCGATCTCCTCTTTCTAAAGAAGCAAATATTTCTTTACCGACTGTATCTGCTAATTTTTGGGATAGCAGTTTAATTTGAGTTTGTGTGCGTTCGTGATGTTGGATCATCGGGTTCTTTTAATTTATTTAGCAATTTTTTACTGATAACTGACAACTAATCCTGACTTAATCTCTCTACAAAATCAATAAGTTTTTCCCAAAGAGTTACAGGAAAATCTACGGTCATTGTATCATCGTTTGTGTGCTTTGCATTTCCTTCGGTTGCTAAAGCCATTAATAGATATTTAACTTCTTTAGCTTTCGGACTAAGTTTAATGGGTTTTGGTTCTAATTCGTCACTGGGTTTTACGTTTCCATCAGAGTCTAAAAAAGTTGGATTTTTAGACTCTATAAGGTTAGATGCTACAGATTGAACTAATTCTCCAGTGGCTTTTATCCCTTTTTCTTCTGCTATAGCTACAGTCTTTAAAAGAACATTTTCTTTCTCCGAGAGTGTTAGTTCATTTTTCCTTACAAGATTGTGTAAAGTCGTCTCCGATACTTTACCTTCGATTGCTTTTAATGTCGGACTAGACATCGAAGAAATTTCTAGAGTCCGATCATATTCTGATTTTTTCCATCCAGTTTTTTCGCAAAACTGTTGGTAGGACTGTTCTTCAGTTAAACCAGCTAATCTATCCTCGTGTAAATGCCGTCTGATTAGTTTCGCTTTGTCGTACACCGATAGTTTTTCGCTATCAGTGCCGTAGGAGAGCATTTGATACTCTAAATCACGGACGGTTAGCCCGCCCGACAAAGGCTTAATAATTGCTAGAACGTTAGGAATTATTATTTCTTGAGAGGCTAAAAACAACCAAGCTAATACCCTTCGATGCCCGTCCATAGGAAACAGTCGATCACCGTCTGCAATCAAGTGTAAAGGTTGATAGATTACGCCCGATGCCAGTATCTTATCGGCTAGTTCTTTAATCAACTCCAAGTCGTAGGTAACGCGGGTATTCCATCCGTTTTCCCCTGCGATAGCCTTAATTAAATCGAGGCTAAAGGTTAAAAGAGTTTCATCAGGCAAGACGTGCATTTTGCCGTCGTCACGAAGCCCTATTCTTGGCCCGACAAAGTGACCATTGGCTAATCTGAAAGAAATTAGCTGGGGATCGACTACGATTAGCTCTCCTCTTGCAGACCCATAAGTTCTGATTTTGTCTCTTGATTTTGCGCTCATTTTGTTACTCCTCAGTTGTGATTATTTTTAGTTGTTTCTTGCTTTATTCGTAGTCCCATCAATGGGAGAATGACATAACCCTCCTTTACAAGGTAACTAGCTATAACAAGAGATTGTAGAAAAAGACAATAGTTTTTCTTGAGAAGATTAGGTATTGCTACACCTGTTAAAATCGAAAAGATAAACTGGAATATAGCAGTTTTAAAACGCCAAAAACATCCTACTTTCCTATCTGAATCAGCGTCGATAAATGCACTGCTCAAAAGACATTCTATATCATTGTCATCTGCTTTGATTACGTTTTCATAAATCCCTTCTAGCATTTTCGATGCAAAGGTTTTTTTTTGTTTAACTAAGCGATCAACATATTGCTTGGCTTCTGTTGGCAACTCAGCGTAGCTTAAGTTGATTAGCACTCGATAGGTCAGGCTTTTCATTTTTTTACTCCTTAGTTGTATTGTCGGTTATTTCTTTATACCAGCTTTTTTCTGCTAGAAAAATCGACGCTAGTGTTAAAGCTTCTCTGAAAAGATCAAAATCTTTTTTAAGAGGAGAAGGAATAGTAACTCCTGTACATATAGGCATAAGAATAGTTATAACCCAAAATTTAACCCGATTAATAAAAGAGAGATTCCATTTACCATCGAATAAGTACAGATAGACGTATCCTTTTTGTATATCTCCTTCCCACCACCAGATTAATATCTCGTTAGTTATTTGGCTAGTTTGAGATTTTTTTAATAAATCATCAATCCAATTTTTTGAGTCAAGAGATAATTCGAGATATTTATTTTTAATCATAAGCTTATATAGCTCCTCTTTGAGATGCGAGTTGATGTTCACTGTTTTACTCCCCAATTGTGCTAGTTTTTACTTTTAAGGCATTTTTAGGTCTTCATAGCGTTTTCCCCATTCGTTAACAAGAATCGTAATTTCTGGAAGATTAATCGCCTTACCTTTAATCCATATATACGGATTATTTGATTCCGATAAACTTGTTAATGTTTCAAATAGCAAGTTTGTAGATTTCAATTCTACAAATGTTAAATTAATCTTGATTACTTTTTTAGTCTTGCCAGAATCGCAAGTAATCTCAAAATCTGCCTTTAATTGCTGTACTTGATTAATGCCTACACTAAAAACTAGGTTAGCTACCAATCCATGCAAGCAAATATTTTCGACTTGCCCTGTACTTAAAACTTTCCATTGGTTTTTGCTGCTTTCAACTAAGATTTCTTGTATTTGCTGGGAAGTCAGTTCATCCCACCAATCACGACTTAAGAGATTCAGATTCATTTAATACTCCTTAATTCCCATTTTTAGATTTTTTAGCTTTTCAGGTCTTTATAGGTTGCTGATAACTGACAACTAACTATTAAAAATCTTCACTGAGAAGTTCACCAGGATCAATATTTTCACTGCAAACTTCTATTACTGGCTTTAGCCTTGCGTCTATAGCTTTTTTTAGGAGGTCGGACAATTCTTTTTCAGAGGTTGCTTGTTGGGCGATTTGCAAAGCTTCTGGTTGAGGTAATCCTTGATTTACAGCCCAAGTAATTCCAGCCTGCTTGCGATCCTCTGACAGTGATTGCGAAGCGTTGAACAATTTTACGTTTCCCGTTGACGCAGGAGTTAGAGTTCTGACAGGTTCTACATTTCCCGTAAATTGTTGAAAGGCTTTTGTTTCAATGACTTCTAGAACTTGAGACGCTCTGCTAGGGTGAACACGGATTGATAAAAGACTAAAAGTCTTTCGTCCCCTTTTTCCGTCTGGTAAGGGATAAGATAGCTCTCTTGACCCGCGTTCTAATAGAAAAGGGATACCAATCAAACTACCAGCCGATGTTTCAATAGCTAGTAGTTGCTCTGTTAGTCCGATAATATCCCACTTTGAATGGGTTTCGACTTCAAAGTATCCTAGTTCACCTAATTTAGGTAAAACAATCTGCAATCGCCCAACTTGCTTGCATTTACACCCTGAATAACTTCCGTCAGGATTTTGTTGTCGTTTGCACGGGATGGGATTAGTGGCAATCATTTTGCCAGCTTGTTGGTAGATATGTTGCTTTTCCTCGTCGCACCGAATCATTAACCCAGAGGTTTTTAAATCTTTATCATTCCACTGTTCCATCCAACAAGGAAATACTTGGTCTGTATAAGGAAAAGGTAACAAGCAATCTAATTGCTTTGGTTCTTTCCCGTAAATAGCGGTAAATTTTTCGTTGATTCCTTGAATATCAGAATCAATGCGAAAATATTCTAAATCATCTCCGCTTATTAGAGTGCCAGGTCTTTTAGGGTTTTCTTTTTTTTCTCCCCCTTTGCGAATTATACCCAGTCTAAGGAACCGGGCTTGTCTTGTTGTCAAAGATTTTATAGGCATTGTTTTTACTCCTAAAAAGGAAGGTTGCTAGGGTCGCTAAATCTATAAGATGAAGGAAACTCGTCTGTTTCTTTACCAGCAAAATACTTGACCACACTTGGGCAAGTGACATCATGAGCCTCTGTTACTTCCAGAAGTTTTGACATAACTACTCGCTGTGCTTGATTTAAAAGAAATTCATAGCAAGCATCAGCATCTTCGTCGTCTTCTGGTTTCCCATGAATATTTATACTTACATTCACGGACTCAAAGTTACCAAGATTGACTTTCTGGCTATAATCTACCGAGATATGGGTGATAAGCATCTCTCCTCTAAAATTTAATTAATACAATCTTATAGTAGATTGCTAGAATTGTCAAGCATTTTTTAAAAAAAACTTGCAAAAAACTTACAAAAAGATAATAGTACAGAAGAACTAAGTTATTATCGTTAATAAATTGTAGATAAGGATATTAACAATGGAAGTCTTGATATATATAGGTTTTAAACTTTGTTGATGCCGTTGATGCCGTATAGAGGAAAAAAGAAAATAGGGTAAAAGGGCAAGACAGCCTCAGCAGTAAGAGCGTAAAAAAATAACATCGGAGAATGGTGTTAACAGTATTAACAAAGCGTAAAAGCTAATCCCTGTAAGGGTTTCATTGTTAATAAGAGTATCTACAATCTAATTACAATCTAACAACGACTGCCAGTACAGGAAACTAAAAAAGAGAGAGGATTATTTTAATCCTCTCTCTTTAACTATTTTTTTCTTTTCACTAAAATCGTCAAGTAACTGTTAATTGGGAAATAAAGTTAAAAGTGCCAGTCTGTGAACTGGCACTTTTTGTGTTAGCTATCCCGACAACACCCTTGATTAGTTATCGGGTAAACTTCTAATCAATTCCCGGATTACCTCGGTTATTGACCGCTTTTGGGCTTTACAGTAGTTTTTTAGCTTTTTCTCTTCTGATTCTGATGTACGGACGTTAAGAGGATAATAATTTTTACTTGACATTTCTAGTAGGCTTGTAGTAAATTTAAGTTAGTCAAATATAGTTTAGCACCTTTTTCTACTATAAGTTATGTTTAATCCCCGATCTAATTATGTTAAATTTACCGCTTGGACTAACTTAGATAGTTGCAATATATCGCAAGAAAGATTACTTACAAAAGAGATTTTGATCGCAATTACTTCTGAATTAGCCAAAAAATCTGGTAAATTTAACGATACTAGCTATTGCTCTGTTTTAGTTGCCCCAGAAATTTTTGAAAAATTTCTTATTACTAATACAGGATCAAATTATACGGTTCAGACTGTTGATGTACTAAGGCTATTAGAATGCTGGGAAGCTATAGGGTTTTCTCTTTATATTGATACTACCGCCTTTAACTTTTATAAGGGTTGGGCTATAGGTTCTGATGCAGGGACTGGTATCCCAAAAAATCTTTAGACTTCTTACTTGACATTTCTATAAAGCTTATGGTAGATTTAAATAAAAATGAAAGAAGGTCGATCCATGAAAGCCAAAGAAAGTAAAGTTAAGCGTAAAGTAGATGAGTATCAAATTCAAAAAACGCCTAGTTCTAAAGATGGGCATCTAGGGTTTAGTATCGTAAAAAAGACTCCTAAAAAAAAAGAAGAAAAATCTTCTATGGAAGTCTTGGAATTTAAGATACATCCTACCAAAGAACAAATCACAGAAATTAACCGTTCTTTTGCGGCGTGTAAGTTGCTATGGAATCTTTCAATTGCACTTAAGGAAGAATCAAAACAAAGATATTATCGCAAAAAACATAAATTTGATGAGTTTAGCCCTGAAATATGGGAATTAAGTTATTCTGGGGATTATGACGAAAAAGAGTTTAAAGCCCTTAAAGATAAAGAAAAAGAACTTTTAATTGGCAATCCTTGCTGTAAAATTGCCTATTTTAAAAAGACAAGCAACGGAAAAGAATATACTCCCTTAGATGCTATTCCTATTCGTCGTTTTATGAATGCCGAAAATATTGACAAGGATGCTATTAATTATCTCAATAGACAGAAACTTGCTTTTTATTTCCGAGAAGATACAGCAAAATTTATCGGTGAAATTGAAACAGAGTTTAAAAAAGGCTTTTTTAGAAGTGTGATTAAACCTGCTTATGATGCCGCTAAAAAAGGTATCCGTGGGATTCCTAAGTTTAAAGGAAGACGGGATAAGGTAGAGACTCTTGTTAACGGTCAACCTGAAACCATAAAGATTGAATCTAATGGAGTTATTGTTTCCTCAAAGATAGGATTACTGAAAGTACGGGGACTTGATCGATTGCAAGGGAAAGCTCCCCGAATGGCTAAAATTACTCGTAAAGCGACGGGATATTATCTACAGCTAACTATCGAAACTGACGACACGATCTATAAAGAATCCGATAAATGTGTTGGTTTAGATATGGGTGCTGTGGCAATATTTACCGATGATTTAGGGAGACAATCAGAAGCTAAACGTTACGCAAAAATTCAGAAAAAGCGACTTAACCGATTACAGCGCCAAGCTTCTAGGCAAAAAGATAACTCTAATAATCAGCGTAAAACCTACGCTAAACTTGCCCGTGTTCATGAAAAAATAGCTCGTCAGCGAAAAGGGAGAAATGCTCAATTAGCTCATAAAATAACCAGCGAATATCAATCAGTTATTTTAGAAGATTTAAAACTAAAAAACATGACAGCCGCCGCAAAACCTAAAGAAAGAGAAGACGGCGATGGCTATAAACAAAATGGCAAAAAAAGAAAGTCTGGATTAAATAAGGCATTACTTGATAATGCTATTGGACAACTTCGCACATTTATTAAAAATAAAGCTAACGAACGTGGCAAAAAAGTGATCCGAGTTAATCCTAAACATACTTCACAAACTTGCTTCAATTGTGGTAATATTGATAAAGCTAACCGCGTTAGTCAATCAAAGTTTAAATGCACTAGCTGTGGTTACGAAGCTCACGCCGATCAGAATGCCGCCGCAAATATCCTGATCCGTGGCTTACGAGATGAGTTTTTAAGAGCGATTAGCTCTTTAATCAAGTTTCCTGTCTCTTTGATTGGAAAATACCCTGGTTTAGCAGGGAAATTCACGCCTGATCTTGATGCAAATCAAAAGTCTATTGGGGACGCGCCGATAGAGAATGCCGAACACTCGATTAGTAAGCAGATAAAGCAGGAAGGGAATCGCACTCCCACTCAGTCCGAGAATGACTCGCAATCCCTTATTTTTTCTTCCGCCCCACCTCAGCCGTGCGAGGATAACCACGGCATAAATAACCCGGAAGCCTTACTCAATAAGGCATCTAAGCGAAATTCTAAAAAATCACGGGGCGCAATCCCCGAAAACCCCGACCAGCTTACAATCTGGGATTTACTAGCCTGATTTTTTGGAATGAGCAGAACCTTGAAAACTGAATTTTAGCGAATGGGGCGCAATCCTTACCCGAAACCCTTTTACATCAAGGGCTAAAGGAAGATGGGAAGCAATTAAGCTTAAGCCTTATTAGGGATTGAAACTTCGATCGCAATCTTCAGGCCGCCCTATGGGGATGAAGCAATTAAGCTTAAGCCTTATTAGGGATTGAAACAAGAAAAAAGAATTTATCATCGTTCCCAAAGTATCTTGAAGCAATTAAGCTTAAGCCTTATTAGGGATTGAAACACTGCCGGGGAATCGTGACTAAATTGGGTATTGGAAGCAATTAGCTTAAGCCTTATTAGGGATTGAAACACAATCTGTATCTGTGAGATATTGGCTGTTTTTCGAGAAGCAATTAAGCTTAAGCCTTATTGGGGATTGAAACGCCAATTCCTTGAATTATGCCGGTCTGGTAAAGGCGAAGCAATTAAGCTTAAGCCTTATTAGGGATTGAAACATATGTGTGAACTGGTCTGACGGGAACGGTTTCAGGAAGCAATTAAGCTTAAGCCTTATTAGGGATTGAAACTGAGGGTACAGGCTTAAGACTGTATCAGAGTGAAGGAAACAATTAAGATTAAGCCTTACTAAGATTAAACTAAATATTAAACCCGAAAAAAACAATGAATCAAACACAACTAGATAAAAAGATTAGTCAATTTTTAAGGAAAAAATTAACCAAAGCGGAACTAAAAGAAATGGAAATAAAACCACGTTTTTTAATCTTAATCTTAACAATACGCAATTTTGTCGAGAGGTATCTACTTATCATTTTAGATAGTATTTTTGTTGATGTTCCTTTTGGATGGTATAATTTTTTTGAAAGTTTTCGTTTTTGGCAAGAGCTAATACTTAAAAGAAATAAATCTCTGCTAGTAATTTATTTCTGGGAAACTATTAATAATTATAAAGAATAAATAATGAATCACGAAATTTATCTTATTGCAATACCAACTTTATTGCTAGGATTTCTCTTGAGAACATGGTTAGCCTAACTAAGGATTGAAACTTGATCGAAACAAAAGGCTATCTCCCGGCCCGACTGAAACAATTAAGCTTAAGCCTTATTAGAGATTGAAACGATTACAAGGCAAGGCAAACTAAGGCAAGAAAACAAAACAAAACTTTAAAACCATGCTACAAATTATTTCAGGATATAAATTAGAGGGATTATCGATTGCATCTATCGGGATGTGTCAATCTCTAGAAGCAATCGATGCTCTAGTATCTGACTTCGTAAGTAGAAGCGACTACCCAGTAAT